AAGATTGGGCAATGGTAGAGCAGCAACACGGATCAAGATTTGAAAGTAACGGCAAAACGGTACACGAAAAGCCTTATTTAATAACAATGCATAGCCGTAGGCCTAACGTGGCTGGTGATTATGATCCTAACGACACTAACCCAGCAGACTTTGATACTGCCGTAGCCTTAAACGAATTATCTGAGAGGTTTGCAATATATTACCGAGGCAGGCTAATAGTGCTGCACAGCGTAATTGAGGAGGACAAAGAAGTAAATAGGATTATAGGATATTCTAAAAAGGTAGCATGGCAGCCAGCGACATCATAGGGAGGGTTGAGTATTATTGGGAGGATGCGGTTAGCGATATGGATTATTGTGATGAATGCGAAGAAATCATTTATGGCAAATCTCATTTGCTGGTTTACTATTGGTGGCAAAAGCATATGCCAGAGCAAAGGATTGTAGATTTATGCTTATGCCCTTCGTGCTTTGCTGAAAGCAGCGAGGATTATGAAATTAACTTTAACCCTTGGGATGAGGATGAAATTAATTTTAACTAATGGCGCAGTTAAAGGCACAGATAGACCAATCCAGTTTACGGCGTTTGCTAAAGAACATTGATAAGTACGGTGAGCATATCAAAAAGCAAGTGCAAGATGAAATAACTTATACGGCGCAGCAAATAAGAATGGAAAGCATACAAGCTGCTCCATACAGAACTGGTAATCTTAAAAAGTCTGCTTATGTAAACCACAAGCGCAATAGATTAGGTGCTGAGATAGGCCACAACGCCAACTATGCTTCCTTTGTAGAATTTGGAACAAGCAGACAAAGAGCGCAGCCATACCTAATGCCAGCCTTTGAGCGCAATAGCAAAAGAATGAAAGCTGAAATACTTAAGATAGTTAAAAACCGAAAAAAACCATTTAGACCACAATGAAAAAGCCTAAAATCCTTTGGTACACTTGTATGCAAGGCCGACAAGAAATAGTAGATATTATGCTTGCTGGGTTTAATGCTTGTAAAGAACATTGGAAGCACGATATAGAAATGGACATCTTTATAACGGCATCTGAAGATGAAGATGTAAAGTTTTTAGATCAGCGCAATATCTA